TTGACAGCACAATCTTTAGATTTAAATACTTTTTACACAGTTACAGTGGGTGCAGGTGGCACTGGCGGCGGTCAAGATACTCGTGGAACTAATGGCTCTAATTCTGTATTTGGTTCTACAACTTCATCAGGCGGTGGAGTTGGTGCAAGTCGTTATTCATTTACTAATATTGAAGGTAATGGTGGATCAGGTGGCTCAGGCGGTGGTGGCAGGGGTGGTGTTACTAGTGCTGGCGTTGCACCAGGTACAGGTGGATCAGGTAATGCAGGTTCATATTCACCAGTAGAAGGTTTTGCAGGTGGTAATGGGTATGATATTGCAAGTAGAAGTGGCGGTGGTGGCGGTGGTGCTAATGAAGTCGGCAATACTGATGCTGATTCAGATGGTGGAGATGGTGTAAGTAATTCTATTACAGGATCATCCGTAACTTATGCTGGTGGCGGAGGTGGTGGACAAGGAGTCTCGGCTGCTAGTGCTGGTGTTGGTGGAACTGGTGGTGGTGGTAATGGTGGTGCATCAAATGCAAATGGCTCTGCAGGAACTACTAATACAGGTGGCGGTGGCGGTGGCGGTGGAAACGATCCTGACCAAGTTGTAGCAGCCTTTGGCGGCAACGGCGGTTCAGGAATTGTAATTGCTCGCTACTCTGGTACCACACAAAGGGCATACGGTGGAACTGTAACCACATCAGGTGGTAACACAATTCATACCTTTAATTCTTCTGGAAATTTTTATACTGGTTCTCCACTAGCAACTGGTGGCACAATTACTTTTGATTCAACATCTGTTAGTTTTGTTCACTCATTTACCTCATCAGGTACATTTACGCCAACACAAAACCTAACTGCTGACTACTTAGTAGTCGCTGGTGGAGCAGGTGGAGGTCGTACTAGAGGTGGCGGTGGCGGAGCGGGAGGTTTTCGCTCAACTGTTACTGCCACAGGTGGCGGTGGGAGTTTAGAATCTGCTTTATCACTTACTGGTGGTACCGCCTATACAGTCACAGTAGGCGGTGGTGGCGCTGGTGCTACAACTGCTAACACACAAGGTACTAATGGTTCTAATTCAGTATTTTCAACTATAACTTCTACGAGTGGCGGTGGAGGGGGTAAAGTAACTAGCAATGGTGCAACTGGTTCAAATGGTTCAACAGGTGGTTCTGGTGGCGGAGGAGGCGGTGGTGACAGTACACAAGGTACTGGCGGTGCTGGAACTGCCAATCAAGGTTTTGCAGGTGGAAATGGCGGAAGTGGTAATTCAGGAGGTGGCGGTGGAGGTGCTGGAGGCGTAGGTGGTAATGGTAATGCTGATACTTCTGGCGGTAATGGTGGTACTGGTGTAGCAACATCTATAAATGGAACATCTACTACCTATGCAGGTGGTGGCGGTGGTGGCTCTGGAGGAACTGCTGGAACTGGTGGCTCAGGAGGAGGCGGTGCTGGTTCAACTGGCAACAATAATGCTACGGCTGGAGCCGTTAATACAGGCGGTGGAGGAGGTGGCGCTCGCGATGAAGGCGCTCTTGGCGGTAATAGTGGCTCAGGTGGTAGCGGTATCGTTATAGTTAGATACACATTAGCCAAAGCAACTGGTGGAACTGTTACTAAGACTGCAACCCATTGGGTACACACCTTTACATCAAGTGGAACATTTAGACCTAACCAAAATCTAACTGCTGATTACTTAGTAGTTGCAGGAGGAGGCGGTGGAGGAAGTCATCACGGCGGTGGAGGTGGAGCAGGAGGTTTACGTTCTACTGTTACAGCAACAGGAGGCGGAGGTTCTTTAGAAACTGCTTTTTCTGCGACAAGCGGTACTGCCTATACAATTACAGTTGGTGCAGGAGGAACCGCAGTAACTGGTGCAAGTAATTCACAAGGTGGAGATGGTGGAAATTCATCAATTGCTGGTTCAGGATTAACAACTATTACTTCTACGGGTGGTGGTGGTGGTGGTGGTTACTACAATGTTTCAGGTGGTGGTTTAGGTAGAACTGGTGGATCAGGTGGTGGCGGAAGTTCTGGTAGTAGTGGAGGAGTACAAACTGCCGCAGCAGGTAGCACTAATCAAGGATACGCTGGTGGTTTAGGCATTACAAGTAGTCCACACGGTGCTGGTGGTGGTGGCGGTGCTGGTGCTGTTGGTAGTAATGGTTCTCTTGTTTCAAGTGGAGGACAGGGTGGTGCTGGCGGTAATGGTGTAGCAACTTCCATCTCAGGTTCTTCCGTGACTTATGCAGGCGGTGGTGGAGGTGCATCTAATAATGGTTCTACTACTCTCCCTGGCGGTGCAGGCGGTACTGGCGGTGGCGGTAATGGTGGTTTAGGTATAACTGGAGGAACAGAAGCAACTTCAGCAACCGCTAATACTGGTGGTGGAGGTGGAGGTGCTCACGGCACAACACAGACAAGTGGCGCAGGCGGTTCAGGTATAGTTATAGTAAGATATGCAATCTAAAATACAACTAGAAATATTAATGTTAAACTGGTATAATAAAAGAACAACTAACAAAGGAAAATAATGTCAGATAAAGATAAAGGCGCACTTGATACACATGTTTACACTTATGAAGTATGTATGCTTATTCAAGTCCTCGCAGAAAATGAGGAAAAAGCAAAAGAACAACTTGATGCTCAAGGTGGATATGTAACTTCAAGAGAAGTAAAATTAAAAGATTCAGTAAAATTGTATAACGGAAAAGGAGAATAATTTATGGCTCATTACGCTAAAGTAGAAAATGGCCTGGTGACACAAGTTATTGTCGCTGACACTAAAGAATGGTGTCAGACCAATCTAGGTGGTACTTGGGTTCAGACTTCATACAATACAAAAGGTAATCAACATCCAGAGGGCAGACCTCTACACAAAAACTATGCAGGTATTGGTTATACTTGGGATGGAACAGGCTTTGCTGCTCCTCAACCATACGCTTCTTGGAGTTTAAACTCTGACACTTATTTGTGGGAAGCACCAACACCAATGCCTGTTGATGGCAAGCGTTATAGTTGGGATGAAGACTCAACCTCTTGGGTTGAAGTAGAGTAAAAATAATACACAAAAGATAATCCTCTAGAGTTTATACTAGAGGATATCTTTATTTTTTAATTATGTAGGAAATTTTTCTAACCACTTACTAATAGCACCACTATTGTATGATGACCAGGCACTCCAGTTGGTGCCACCCTCAGTCATAAAGTATGTAATTTGTGCATTTATGACAGGATTGAATAGATCACCATTATGATCTAAATCAAACTTATTACGTCGTTTTTCTCCAAGAATGCTAATCATGTTAATTTGAAAAATACCATAACTTTGATCTAAAGTTTTAGCATTTCCATTGAAAGCATATGGTCTTCCATTACTTTCTGCTTTGGACACAGCATAGGCTATTTTAAGACCTTTACCAGTAAATCCTACAGCCCTCAATAACTCAACAAGTTCTTCATTACTCAAAGAAGTCGCATTCTCATATTTTTCTAGTATTTTATGTTTATTGGTCTTAGAAACCAAAAAAACCGCTTTGTCAGCGGTTGTAGCATTTAGCCCCTGTTTTTTCAATAAATTATTATCGGCGTAAGCAATAGGCTCAAAGTTTAAAATCATACTAAGAGCAAATATTGCCGTCCAACCCCCAGATAGTTTTTTACTACGTATCAAGTGTTACCTCCAATATGGAACAACACCACTTTATCATGGTGTTGGTAACACCAGTATAACACATTTTGAAGCGGTATGTCAACTAAATGTGGTATATTATGTTTATTAATACTAAGTATTAATATTTATTAAACGTGAAAGTGATATAATAAATACATGCCAGCAGAGACCAATATTCATGATTTACCGTATCCGTTAGCCTCAGATCCCGTTAACGTACACGAAGATATACAGAGTTTAGCAGAAGCAGTTGATGCTGTTTTAAGTACCGTTGGAGTTCCTTATCATACAATAGAGGTTGTTAATAATAGTGGAGCAACAATTGCAAAAGCAACACCAGTTTATATTTCTGGATTTGGAACAAGCAAACCACGCATTTCAAAATCTGATGCTGACACACTTGCAACATTTCCAGTAATTGGTTTGACAGAAACAGCAATTACTAATGGTAGTGATGGTGTTGTTTTAATAAGTGGAGTTTTTAGTGGTGTAAATACCGCTTCGTTTGCTATAGGTTCTAGACTTTATGTTGCATCAGGCGGAGGACTAACAACATCAATACCAGCAGGTGTAGACAATGGTGGTCGTGGTGTAGTTGGTGTAGTAGCAAAATCAAATTCAACAACAGGTATAATTATCGTAGGAGCAACTAAAGGTAATGGTACTTGGGGTTCTCTAAAGGCAGGATTATCATAATGACAGAATATAGATCAGAAAGTTCAGAGTCTATTTCAATAGGTGTGTCACCACCAAATATTTCATGGACTGTAGTTCGTGGAGATACAACAGCATTTAGAGTTTTCGTAACAGATGAAGATCGTGATCCACTAGACATTACAGAATGGAATATTGCTATGGATATAGTAAGACCATCTGAAGATGACGAAGTAATTGCATCAATAACTCCAGGAATAACAGCAGAAGATGAAGCGGGAGAGTTTACAGTTGCTCTTGCTGCAGAAGAATCTGAATTATTAGAGACTGATGATATTTTTGATATTCAACTATCTGACAATACTAGAACTTGGACGGTAGCAAAAGGAACAATAACAGTAATTGAAGATGTAACTGGTCCTTACGAAAGTTAATCATGCCTTTTGCTAAAATCAAATATATTGATGAGCATGATGTATTAATAGATACAGTTTCTTATCCTAAATCTAAAGTCAAAACTTTAGGTTCTTTTACAACAATAAAATACATTGATGAACATCAGGTAGGTTTAGATGCTGTTTCTTATCCCAGGTCTACTGTTAAATCTGTAGGGTTTTCTACGCCAAAGATAAGCGGCATATATCCATTTAGAATAAGGTTTGAGAATATTGGTGTTTCTATACCACCATCTCAAGGTATTGGTGTAGCAGTCATCGGTAGCACATTTATCATTTTATGATATAATCAATTATTATGGCAATTGTTCCTATAAATACTCTAAAAGGTAAATTTGAAACTGGAGATATTCCTACTGGATCGGACTTTGTTGATCTTATTGATACAACTTCATTTCGTGCCGATTCTTTGGGCGGGGATGGAAACAACTCTGTAACCATAAACGGTATAGAGTCTGCAACAGTATTTGATACTATTGATACTTCGGTTTTTAGAACTACAAAATATTTAATTCAATTGTCTCACGCTTCAAGTTCA